AGTTTTTCGATATCTAAGTTTTCTTTATTACCGTTTCTTTTTATAACTTGAATCATAATTAAACCCTATACATTACTTACATTATTTTCTTTCTTAACATGAATTTTATCAATTAGAGGATGTGTAAAATCATGAGATATTAAAAACACATTTAAATTTTCTTCTTCTTGTAACACTTCTATTAATTTTTCTTTCCCTTCATCATCTAACACACCAGTTATCTCATCAAGGAATAATAAGTTTACATGGTTACCTCCTAATTTGGACATAACCTTCCTAATTGCTAATAGTATGGAAGTTTGAATACGACTAAATTCTCCTCCAGAAACAGTCTCAATAGGTGTATCTACTCCATTGTTAATTACAACAATGTTTAGTTTTTCTCCTGTAAGTCTAAATACGACTTGAAACTGGCCGTCAGATAATTCTGCTAGATATAAATTGATTTGTTCTTCAAGTTCTTTTGTTAAATTTTCTAACTTGAAGGCAACAATTCCTGTAGTGCTGAAAGCTTTTTTAAGAATATTTAAGTGTTTATTTTTAGACTGTAAAGAAAGTATATCATCACTTAATACCTTTTGTCTATTTATAAATTGTCTTTTTTGCTCTTTTAGAGCTTCTACTTTAGTATTATGTATCTTAACCTGTTCGTTATGTTCTGTAGCTGTTTTGTAATTTTTTTCTTGTTCTTCTAATTCGTTTTTTATACTTTGTAAATCTTTTTTAATTTTAGAATAATCTGGATACTCTGTTTGTAAAGAAAAATCGATTAGCTGCGAAAGATTTTCGAATCTCTCAGCTGATTTTTGATTGATTACAAATGCGTCAATTTCTGTTTGTATCTGATTTTTCTGAATTTTTAATTCAGATAATTTTTCTCGAGCTACATTTCTATGTTGAGAAAAATTATCTAAATCCGTCCAAAGATTTTCTTTCATTTGAACAGCATGGGTGTTGTCTAGTGCTTGACCACAAGCGTAGCACGTATCTGCAGTGTCTAAATCTTCTAAACTTGTGTTTGCTTTTTTTATGTCTGCGTCAATAGTTTGAATCTCTGTTTGAGTATCATTTATTCTTTTTTGTAAACTTTCATATTCTGTATAATCAGGTTCTGATAATCCTATATCGAACGATAAATAATCTCTTTCTTCAATCAATAAGTTATTTTTATCTATCTTCTTACAGAAATTATTGTAATCTAAAAGTTCATTCTCAAGCCGTGCTAAAGAGTTTCTTAAACTACTATCTACTTCAGGAACCTCAACTAAATCTTGTTCTTCTTCTATACTAGTGCTATCTAAAAAGTTTTCTACACCTTTTAGTTCTCCTTCTAGTTTGAGCTGTTCTCTATCAGAAGCATTAAGTTTGACTTTGATAGCTTCTCCAATGCTTACATATCTTTCAAGATTAAATAAGTTAATTAAAAACTTTTTTCTATTTGTATCTGTAGCCTTTAGAAATTCTAACAAGTCTGTAGAAGATTGATAGGTTAACTGAGAGAATACTTCAAAATCTAGTCCAACTATTTCGCTAATTTTTTTGTAAGTATCCAGCACTTTATGCTCGCTTAGATCAACACCGTTTTCTAAAAGTTTTACTTTTGTAGATGCTCCAGTTCTTTTTACTTCTACTGCGTATTCTTTATCTAAACTAGAAAAAGTTAGAGCTGCACTCCAGTTTTTATTTTTACTATACCTATTTAGGATATCTCCTTTTTTAATTCCTTTTATATTTTTATTAAATAAAACTTCTTGTAATATTAAAGCAATACTAGATTTTCCGCTGCCATTAGGCGCAGTTAATTGTGTAATTCTATTTTTATTAAAATTAATTTTATTGTTTTCTCCATAACTAAACATATTAGAAAAAGTTAATTCTTTTAGAGTTATAGTCATTACCACATTACTCCTGTAGATGCACCATTATGAGTAACAATAGGCCTAGTGACTGCTAGTAGTTCTATGTTGATACTAACTCTGTGCTCGTTTGAGTGTAGTTGGGGGTTTGGTTTATGATCCAACCAATAAGGCCAAAAATATATGTATCCTTCTTTCACAGGCATATTACTTACGCCTTCTCCGTCTCTGATTGCAAGAGTACCTGTAGGATCTGGGATGCTAGGATACCAAACAGCGTTGATAGTAGTAGAGTGTTTATGGTTGTGCCAAACACTATTAAACCTTTCTTTGTTTTGTACATAGGCCCACATGACTTTTTTATTTCCTGGAGCCAGCTGTAGGTTTGTGAAGTTTCTATAACAAATCTGCACAAAATCATCATATAATTGATCTATTAAAGGGAATGCCTCTGGGGTTAACTTAACATTGTACCCAAAACTTGGATTAAAATCTCTTTTAAAAGTAGTAATAGCAAAATCTACTACTTCCTTTTTATATTGATCCCACTGTCTAATAGGAGCTTCTAGAAAATAGTAGTAAGGTTCTTGTTTTTGATTATGTTGTAATACAGGTTGTAAATCTAACATTATACCACCTTTAAATCATTAAACTCTTTAAGAGTGCCTTCAACATCAGCTACTTTTAAATATTCAAGGTAAAGCTTTAGTTCTTCATAAAGAGTTAAGTCTTTTAAGTCTAATTTAGATTCTTCCGAAGGTTCATAAGAAACTTTTTTGTCTAATAGCTCTGAGTTTTTTATCTTTGACAACTCATCAATAGATCCCATGACTTCATATACTGCATGATGATATTTATCAGGAACCATTTCTTCGTTAGTCTTAATAGTTTTTCTAAGAAGTTTAGGCAAAGCAAGATCAATAAATTCTACACTATAATTTTTATCATCTATACAATTTAAGATATTGACTCCATATTTTTTAGATTCATCTCTGTCAAAATGTGTATTTATAGGACTACCACTATAGTATGCCCCATAGTCTTGATATCTATGATTGAAATGAATATCTCCGAGCAATATCATGTGCCACTTTCTGAGTTTTTCAAAGTCATACTCAGCCGTAATATGTGGAGGAACTTCTCCTCTAATATGTGCAACTAGCACATCTCCTGATACATACTCAGGTAGTTTTTCAAGCTGCATCTCTCCGTAAGGCCAAAACTGAATTGCAAAAGGCCAGTCTGGTTCTCGTACTCTTTTATTTTCAGTGAAAAGTCTTACATTAGGATTAGTAATAACTGCGTCCTCATTAAAATGTTCTAAAAAAGTTTTACCTTTTTTTGTCGCTTCATGATTTCCTGGAATGATGAAGGTGGGAATAGACACACAGTTAATGTAAGATAGGAATAAACATATCTCATCAGGTTCTGGTTTTCTATCAAAAACATCTCCTGCTATAATATGAATATCACAAGATTTTTCAAGCTCATGTAGTTTTTCAAACATGAGCTTGAAACGATTTTCTTGCCACTCTATTGGTATTTTTTTCTTATGAAGATTGATATGCCAATCAGCAGAGTGAAGAATTTTAAACATGATTACTCACTATTCCAATTAAATATTTTATTAACATCACCTTGGAAAGTGTAACTACCTACGTGATTAAGTCTTGTGTTAGGATCTAACCAGATTTCTCCACCGATTTTTTGCCAACGTCTACAGAACGTGTAGTCTTCTGATAAATATCTATTATCATCTGGGTCGTGAATAGTATCGAAGAAAGAATAACAGTATTGATTATACTTTGGGTCTATAGAACTATCATTTACATAAAATAACTCTGGATAGGCGTCTATCATTCTTTCGACAACTTGTTTTTTTACCATAAAAAATCCTGTAGATGCATCTAGCACTTCTACAGCACCGTTTTCTACTCTCACTTGTTTACGAGATTCATCAACGAACTTTAAGTTAATTGCATAGTCAATCGGTAAAGTTTTCTTAGGGTATGCTCCTGCGATAATATCTTTATCCATAGCTAGCATTCTGATAATTGCATCATCTTCCCACTCGATATCTGCGTCAATAAACATTAGATGTGTACAATTACTCTCCAAAAACATTGCTGTTAAAATGTTTCTAGCTCTAGAAATCAAACTTTCATTTCTAAGAGTTGTGAGTCTGAAATTAATACCATGTTGAATTAGCGCTTGAGTAGTTTTGAACATGCTTAAAAAATACTGATCAGTTATAAGCCCTCCATAACAAGGAGTGGCGAAAAAGATATTGTTTTCCCGCAAAACTGATGTATCAATAGTCACTTGGTTACCTTCTACGTGTTTAATGGCAGAAGGTAGAGACATAGTGCTACTATCAGTCTTTTTAGGTTTTGTGTTTTTATTATTTTCTTTATTCTCGTCTAGTATATCAGAGAGCTTATATTTTTTAGCCATTAGTCTAAGTCCTCAACACTTTCTGGAGAAAATGAATTATCATCGTCTCCTGCAAATAGTACAGTATTTTCTAAGAGCCATCTTTTTTGCTCTGTATAGTCTGGTCTTTTATAAATACGATCTAATTCAAATAGATCAGCTTCTTTTTCACTGTCAGTCAAAGCTGTAGATGCTCTTGCAGGACGAACTGTGTACTTTACGTTTTGCGGTAAAGGACCAGTTTTTTCTTTTACAATAGTAATATCATAGCCTGTGGTTTCATCAGCAGGATTTCCGTATTCTGCGTCTTTTGCAAAGTCAACAATCTGACGATAGATAGTGGCTTTTAGATCAAATAGTTTTACTTGGTCATCATTTCTATCAATTACGTTACACACATAAGCAAACTGAGGCTTATCTGCGTAGATATCAGCAGAGATTTCGTCAAAAGGATCTTCTGTCCCTGAGAACTGCTCTGTGTTTCTATCAAATTTTAAACATTCAACTGGCATACGTTTACCTTCTTTAGTAGTTAGCCAGTATACGTACCGAGGTAAAACCTCTCCTACTAGGCGAATTTTATTGTCTCCATTTTGAAGACTAATTCTTTGAATTTCTTTTCTCTCGCTTGAACCTTGTGATTTAATTCCTTGAGTTTTGTCCCATGATACCATGATCATTCTCCTTCGTATATGAATTTTAAGTTGTTTGTTTCGTGTTTTATCAGTGGATTGTCTAAGTTTGCAACAATTTCATTCTTGAAAATATCATAGTTTAGACAATCAGTAGTATCAGACATTTTTCTATGGCCTAGTAAATATAGATAATTTATTTTATACTCTATAGGCATGTCTAAAAATATAAATCTTTTATTTTTAAAATAGGCATCAGGATTTTTTGCTTTGTAGCGTCCTATGATGCCTTTACTAGAATTTATCAATAATTTTCTTTTAAATAGCGTGTTTGGGATTCTATTTATTTTTAAAGAGTTTAGTAAGTGTTTTGAATTCCATGCTATAATAGAATTATAGCTTTTTGTCAGAGCAAATGTCAAGATTAATATAGATTCCGGTTCGTAGTTGGCTTTTTGTCTAAGATCAAACCAGCTGTACTCATATTTCATATAATATAGCCCCTGCTCTGATACCAAGCAAGCCGTTTTCTTTGTTGGTTATTTACTATAGCTCCTTTAAACCAAAAATCTTTTACTAGCGGAACATTTTTTTCTGGGTGTTCTCTAATTATTCTACCTATTCTTTGTTCTAGTTTAATAGGGTTATTATTAGGACAAGTCAAGTATAGTGTGTCTAATCTGTGACAAGAAATACCTTCATCAAATATTTTAGTGGATAAGATAGCCATATACTTAGAACCAGCTGTTTTTAATATTTCTTTTCTATTATCTTCTGTGGTCTCTCCAATAAGTAAAACACTTTTATCTATCATTTTTTGAAGAGTTTTTAGCATATCTACTCTTTCTGATAAGATTAGTAAACATCTGCCATTAGCTATGTCTTGA